AAAACACTTTTTATCTGTTCTGAGACATCATTCCAGTCCAGCCTATCTAAACCACAACCAATTACAGGCATTGCAATCTTCTTAATATCATTTTCTAAACAAATCTGTTTCATCTTTTCGAGTGCAAGTCTCATTGTAATTATTGTTGGCTTGTGAAAGTATCTCTCTTTTGTAATAAGATTTAATACTCTACCTTCTAATAGACAGTCACCACCAATTCTTTTATGAGTGTACTGATTAAGATAATCTGGATATTTTGTCTGTAATTTTCGTTTCATATCAAACCTTTTATTGAACTCAACTACAATTCCTTTACCCATTCCAAAATCTGCACTAATACAATGTGCTAAATAATAATCTTCTGGAACTGTAAATAAGTCTTTGCGATCTTCTCTATACGTCATTTATTTCACCTCGCTTACTCTCTGTATGGTTCAGGCAACGGCATCCAAGCTCTCATACCGCCAGTAATTCTTCCCTAAAACCATGTCCCATCATAGCATTGCCTTTGCACTTTTGTTACAATTCCTCGATTTGTGGTAACAAGTACATTGATTACTTTCTTACCTTCGTATCTTTTATCATCTTCTGGCATTTTTCCTTCAACACATTTAATCCACTCCAATTATTCTTTCACCTCACTCTAATATTTGATCCAACCATCTGTAATACCTGTCATCCAATAAATAAGATCTTCTCTATCATTTTTTAATCTTCCATCTATTACACGAGTTAAGATTTCATTGAGCCAGCAGCCAACTTCTTTTCCACTTTTAATAAGCATTGTATCCATTACATCTTTTCCATTAACTGCTAAATCCTTTAGAGAAAAACATTCATCATCTTGTAAGACTTCTTCTAAAATATATTCAATGTTATCAATCTTTTGCAATCTTGTTTCCTGATTAATGTCTGCTTGTGCTTTAATATCTGCTCTACGAACATTCAGTAATCTTCTGAACTGTTCTTCTCCGATTTTATTAAGCCATCTCTTGATATATTTCTTTCCCACCTCAAAAGTAGCATCATGATAATAGACTAATTCAACGACCTTTTCTCTTGTATCATTGTCAAATCTTAATCGCTTCATTATTTCATTGGTCATATCAGCACTTACTCTTCCGTGACCTTTGAAATGTCTAATGCCATCCTCGCCATCTTGATAACAATGTGGCTTTCCTATATCATGAAAAAATACAGTCAATCTTGTTACTAAATCATCGGATTCACAATATTCTATTGCATGTACGGTATGATTCCATACATCATACATGTGATATGGATTATTTTGTTGAAAACCAAGCATATCTTTAATTTCAGGAATGAACAACGAGAATACTTCGTGATATAAGACCATTTGTACACAGAAATCACTCGATGCAGCAATTTTACAGAACTCACTATTAATCCTTTCAATAGATATATTCTCCAAATTCTTATACATTTTAGAGATATTCCAATCTGTATCAGGTTCAAGGACAAATTCCAACTGTGAGGCAAATCGAATAGCACGTAAAATTCTTAATGCATCTTCTGAAAATCTGTCTTCTGCTCTGCCAACACATCTAATCTTGTGGTATTTAATATCTTCCATACCATTAAACGGATCTACAAGACCAACTTCATCATTGTATGCCATTGCATTGATTGTAAAATCTCTACGCTTTAAATCTTCTTCAAAGCTTCGTGTAAATGTTACACTATCAGGTCTACGACTATCTGAGTAATTACCGTCAATTCTGTAAGTGGTACATTCATATCCCTCGCCATCAATTACAATGGTAATAGTTCCATGTTGTAAACCAGTTTCAATAATTTTCTTGTCCTTGAATACTTCCATCATTTCATTTGGTGTGGCAGAAGTTGTAATGTCATAATCATGAATTGGTCTACCAAGAATACTATCTCTCACACATCCTCCGACCAAGAAAGCTTCATATCCATTATCCTGTAAAGTATGAATAATTTCATTTGCACCAGATGGAATTTCAATTTTCAATTTCTTCATTCAAATTCACCTCAATTTTTGGTATATCAATAAAATATCACTTATTCGTTATCATATCCAAAAACAACAATTCATCTTTCTTCAATGTGATGTCATAATCTTTCCACTTTTCCATCAGTTCTCTTGTATCAAATCCATGCGGAACGGTGATTGTATAACCATGTGGAGTCTTATACATTTCAATCTGATTAAATACAAATCCATAATTTGTAATGTCATTAATAAATCCTAAAGCTAATTTATCATCATCCACATCGAAATCGAACAACCATTTACTCTCATCACGATTTTGTACCTGCTGCGCAACTGAAGCTAATGTACGATTAAGCTGTGTCATACTTGGCTTGTCTCTCAGCAGACGAATAATAAATTCTTCCCTGATTTTCTCTTCGTTCCTAGAATTAACTGATCTATATAATCTTGTCTGTTCACCAGGAACTCCTTTAGTTGCAAAACTTTTAAATTCTTCAATTATTTTGTCTTCATTCTCTTTATATTCAAGAATTGTCTTATCTCGTTGCTTAAAGTTTGGGACATCCTTATTATCCTTGTTACGAGAACGAATTAAATATACATATAAATTTGACATTGTATTATTCTCCTTCTAAATAACAGATTGGTACTTCTTTTGTAAGCCATACACTATTTTGAGATAAAAAGAATTTATATCCGTCATTATACATATCTTTTGCTCTAACCTTATAAATAAACGGTTCTCCATGTCTACTACCAACATTTGTTGCTGTTTCAATATCTTTTGATAGATGGACATATAAACGACTCTTGGATATTAACCCTTGTTTATTGATTGAAGAGCAATATTTAACACCTGTTCCATGATATAAAATATCTGGTGGCATACACTCTTTCAATTCTACATCGACTTTTACAGAATGACCTTGATTTGCTCTGATAAGCGTCTTCTCTCGATTAAATGAATATCTCTGTTTAGAATCTTCTTCTACAATTTTTTCAAGCATTTTCATTGTAATTGTTTGAGTTTTATTGATCCCCTTTAATAAATCTGATACATTAGCCCAGCCATGTTCGTCTAATGTGATGCCAACAACATCAGGTCTATGTCTAAGAATTAATGCTATGTATTTACTTAAATTATTTTGCTCTTTATTCGTCATAATGTTATCTCCATTCTCCAATATACTCAGAACATTCTTTTTTGAATTTTTCCAATATATGTATTAAGTTATCTATTTCATAAGAATCCTTAAATGTTATCTCAATTATTTCAGGCTTAGATATATCAATATTATTGTCAGTAGTGTAGGGTAATGGTTTCATAAAACAATTAAATCTGACGTTCAAACCTTTATGTGTCAATCTTATTTGATTGACATTTTCTTTATTTCCAACAACCTTCAAAAAGATTTCACCTCCAAAATTCCATAGGAAATGTGCGTTTCTTTCTAATGTAAAAATATATACCATATATAGTATATATTACTTATTTCTAATACTATATATGGTGTATCCATAACAATTACTCACTTAATTCTGCAAGTGCCTTATCCAGATCCTCATCAGACATATTTTCTTCATATCTCCATATATACCCACCAGCTGTTTTTCTTCCACCACTGCAAGCTCTAGTAATATTTTTTCTGGATATTCCAGTTTCTTTTTCTGCTTGTATGGAATTATTATATTTATTTATAAAAACTTCATTTATATCAAACTGTAAGATTTTCTTATTCTTGGTTATATTAGGTAATATATCTGCAATACTTCCATCGTAATATGTCCATCTGTATCCAAAACAATTGTACTTATTTTTTATTGCTCTTATAATTGTTGAATCATTTGGCATCTTATAATATGTAACCGCATCAATAATACTATCCCATGTTCGTATATAAGTTCCATCCATTGCATATTGATTTATTTTTCGTTTACTATTGCTTCTTTTGCCTTTCTGAGAATTATGAATTTTTTCTTCTTTGTCAGAATATGGATTAAAATTCAAATAATTATAATTCACCATAACATCATCAAATAAATCATAATCAATTTTTACATTTTCACATCCATCTAAAAATTTCCAATAATATCCACAGTGAAGTTTTCCATCATAGCACCAATTACTAATCGTTGTGATACTTTTAAATCCTACTATATTTGAACAATATGAAACTGATTTAAAAATGTTTACAGGTTTTAAATCTTGTGAGAATTGCACAACCTTTCTATTCCCTATTTCTTGTACACCCTCTCCTCCAATTGCAATATTGTACCCATTATTTATTGAATCATAAATTTCAATATATAGCTGTTCACCAAAACAGGCTTGTTCAAAAGATAAATTATCTTCTATAATTTCATGTTTAAAATTAT